TCGTTATCGCGTGGCGTTGGGGTCAGGTTTACGATCACTACCGCCACACCGTGGATAGCAACAGCGAGCGCGATGTATTCAGCAGCGTGGTTCATGGTAATAGCTAACGCACCTCTAGCTTACTGACGCGGTTTTCGACTTGATTAAGGCGCTGGAACATCTCCTTGTTGCTCTCTTTTATATCAATATGCAGAGTCTCAAGCGATGCACCAATATGCTCCACGGCGCTGGTGAGGCGCACGATAGCGGCAGATGCCTCTTCATTCCTGCGGCTATAGCCAAATATCCCCATCGCTGCGACGCTGACCGATGCGCCTGCAATTGCCGCTACTAGCTCGATCATTGGCAGCAGCAGCGATGGGTCTCAACTATGCGCCTAGTCTAGCCCCAGGGTACGCCTTGCGCCTTGGTTGGTGCTGCCTGCTCATCAAGCTGTGCTTGCAGAGCTGCTTCGATTTCTTCTACCTTTTCATCACCGCCTAGCTTTTCCTGCACCCAGCCAATCACCAAATCTTTCGTTAGCTCAGCAAACGGAATGATGTTATCTGGATCGGGCTGCTCCAGTCCAATGCTGCCATACGCACTAGCGGAGTAGATGCCATCGGTAGCGCCAATTGTGTAGTGGGCGGTGTACACAATCCCGTCTACGGTTGTGCGCTCCAATTGTGCAATGTCCCAGGTGAATGCGGTTGTCATAACGAATGAGATCTACAGGTTGATTGTAATGCAAACCCGTGAAAATCCACGGGGTTAGTAGTGGCGTTGACTACGCTGCCTGACGATCGCGTTCTTCGGCTTGACCTTTTTCATAGGCCCATTTGGCAATCTCCCAATAAGTAGCAGAGCGCCCAGATGTGGTTAGCATGTCGTCCCACTTGTTGGTTAATTCAAATGGGATCTCAAGAAGGCAAACAGTAAGTGGTTTCATGTGATTAGGGAAGGTGGCTACTTCCCTTCCAGAGCGGATAGCCGAGTTTCCAAGGCTTCGATCTTGGCAATAGCTTCCTGCAACGCAGCCGTCAGCAGGGGCACCAGCTTGGATTGGTCGATGCCTTGATAGATAGGATTGCCGTCATCATCAACAGCATCCTTGGTGCCGGTAATAGCTTCAGGAACAACAGCTTGTGCTTCGTGGGCGATGAAGCCGTCAACGGTGTGTCCAGGGTCAACGATGAAGTTGAAGCGGCTGGGTTTTAGTTTCTGGAGGCGGGCAGTTGCCCCAGTAATTGGTTCTACGTTTTCCTTGAGGCGGTAGTCGGAAGAAGTTGCATACGAAGTCGCACTTGCATTTGTTGATATGGTCCCAACTTGTCCGTTGCCGTTACGGAAAATTACATGGCTTTTATTAGTAGTTAGAGAAGTCCTAAACTGGAGGATTGCAGAATAGTTTGAGTCACTATAAAACCCGGTTGTTTCAACATCTGGCGTTGGTGTTGCTGGCGAAGAAGCGACAATAACAACGTCACCAGTGCTCTTAATCCTCATCCGCTCCGTGGGGCTTGCTGCGCCGTCTGCCGTGGTAGAAAACACTAGGCGGCCAGGCATATCGTTAGCGCCGGGGGTGCCGTCTACTAAAGCTTCAATTTTTGCGCCCTGAACAAACTTGGATCCATCTGCACCTTGGAAACTTATAAGCCCAAGTGAGTCTCCCCCACTGGCTGAGCTAACAATTGCATTAGATCCAACAGCAGGGCCTCTGGATCTAGCTAAGATTAAATGTGGGCCATCACCAGTGGATGTTGTATTTGAAGTGAAAGAAGCACAGCTATTTTTATAGTCAGTTCCTTCTACTTGAAACTGCCAAGCATTTCCAGACGCTGCGTTAAAGAAGTTGTCACGCGCACTAGACGTGCCAACTAAGAGCCTGCCGGAGGTGTCAATCCTCATGCCTTCAGCGAAACTACCTGTAGTGGAATATTTAAAAACTAAAGAACTTGCTGTGCCAATTGATCTTGCGCCAATCGTACCTAAGTTTCCAGAATCGTATGAGAGATATATGCCACTAGGATTTGTTCCTGTAAAATTGCCAGCGCCAATAACGGATAAGCCGCCGTTAGCAACGAGTGATTGATCTGGACTAGTAGTGCCAATCCCTACAAGTCCTCCCGAAGTAATCCGAAGTCGCTCATACATTGTTGCATCGCCGTTAGTTCTGGTGCGAAAAACCATTGCACCTGAATAGTTACCTGCGGTTGCGTTTTCTTTGTATGCTTCAACGGAAGCCAACCATGTTTTTTGAGAACTGCCACAATCAGCAGCGAGAACAACAGCTCCTCCCACCCCCGCTGCATTTCCAGTTGTACTGTCATAAACACATAATTGGTTTTGATGAAGGTTGTATATACTTGAAGCATAACTTGATTTATTACCAGCAAAAAATCCAGTTTGAACAGCAAGGTCAGCAACTGGTGTCCCAACAGTTAGCGGGCCGAGGGGCGCAGAAGTCCCCAGACCTAAAAGCCCTCCAGCGGTAAGGCGCATTTTTTCGCCTCGAACTCCGCCAATACGAGTACCAAATGCAAAAGCAGTTTCCCCATCGCTTGTCTCAATAGCAGTAATGGCAGCATCTCCATTAGTACCAACATTAAAAAGCATTCCAACTGCTTTATCATCTGTGGTATTAGTAAGTCTTAAAGCTAAATAATCTTGATCAAAATCAGTTGAATTGTACGCAGTACTACTAGTAGTTGATACGTGCAATTTTTTGCTAGGCGTAATAGTCCCAACGCCAACTCGGTTATTAGTCGCATCAACGTAAAGTACATTTGTGTCAACAGCAACATTACCACTGGCATCAACACTAAGGCGGCTAGTACCATTAGTTGAGATGGCTAGTTGATCTGCACCGGGGCTGTAGATGCCGGTATTTGGATCGCCGCTTGGCGTGATGGCTGGCAGTGCAGCAGTACCAGCAGTTACGGCTAGTACACCCGTCATGGTGTCACCAGCTTTCAGAACGTTGCTAGATGCTGCGCCCGTCAGTGCTGCGGTGATGGTGCCAGCAGTAAAGTTGCCGCTTGCATCCCTGGCAACAATTGCCGATGCGGTGTTAACGTCCGTGGCAGTAGTGGCGCTATTGCTGACCTTGCCAGCCGTTGAAATAGTGGCAAGTTTGGTGTCTACAATGGCAGCGCTGGCGTTTATATCTGCGTTGACGATTACGCCACTGGCTATAGCCGTAACGCCTGTGTCGCTTATCGTTACATCGCCGCTAACCGTGGTGGAAGTTGCAATATTTGCGCTATTGCCTAATACAATATTGCCGTTAGATAGCGTGGCAAGCTTGCTGTAAGAGATACCGGCAGCCGATGCAATATCAGCATTAACTATTGGATATGCGCTTAATTGGCTCCATGGTCTGTAGGTAAGGCTTGTCCATGCTGTGCTGCCAGTGCCAATTTTGATTTTGTTAGTATCCGATTCGATCCCAATCTCGCCTGCTAATAGCGTTGGGTTAGCGCTTGTCCAATTGGCGGCAGTATCACGCCGTTGCGCCATCTTAACTGGGACAGTAGTAGCAGTCGGCATAAGGTCAGGCTCCGCCAGCTAGCAGTAGTTTCTCTGGGTCAGGAGGTGTCGCGTCTGATGCTAACAGTTCAAACGGCGAAAATCCAGTAAAAGCTATATTCTCGAATGCTGCCACATTAGGGGCTATAGCTGAACCACCGCTTAAAATAATATCAAGCACCCATCCTTGCAATATACGTAATGAAATTGTTATATCAAAATAGACTCCTTTTTGCTGCTCTTGTGGTACAGACGCATATCGATAAATTGAATCAATTGGCACTACTTCGCTTGCGTCGCCCCATACTGTAACCGGAATTTGGAAATAACCATGCACTCCACTAGATTGGCTCCAATGTGTACGGATTAAATCTGCATCAGATTCAATGCGATTATTAAACGTCATTTGCAATACATGACCATTATTGCGCAATGAATGACGGAATCGAACGGGGCCGCTAGCTACAGTTGATGCTTCGCTTATATTTAAATCGCCTAGGTCGTAGCTGATTTCATCTGGCACAATATTAGGGAAAATTGCCATGGTTAAATTAGGTAAGGTGGGATTAAAGTTAAAGATACAGTGCCATTAATCTGATCGCATGTTTCATCAAATGATGGGCTGTCAGTATATATCCATTGGTGATTAGCTGGAAATGTTAAATTAGTTGCAGCTAGTGTTGTAGCATTTAGATCAAATGGCTCAAACCGGCCATGGAAAGCGTAATGGCTTAGCAATGAATAATGCTCAGCCCTAGTCATCTGACTAAATGTCATTCGCAATTGATCGCCGGATCTGCCATTGCCATGCCGCACATTAACTTCATCGCCGCTTAAAACAAGCATTGATGTGTTAGACGTGCTACCTGGCGTGTAGGTGCGGCTGCTTGGATTTAGCGCAGGGAATAAAGCCATAGTTATGACGTGCAGCTAACAGTGTAATCCCAAACAGTCCCTTGCAGCGGAGCAATTACTTTCACATATATCCAAGCGCCTGTAGTTGATTTTGTCACTGTTACTGTGGCACTTCCTGATACTGATCCGCTATCATAATTTGCGGCACCTGTAATTACGAACCTATCTGGAATGCCATAAGCATCGTAGAAGAAAGAGAATGAGCCCGCGCCTGCGCCTACGTTTACTGCTTTTGTAAATGTACCTTGGCCCCCTGAATTTGATGCACCTGGGCAATAGATAGGGGCTACGGGTGGATCGCCTATTGCTTTACCGCCTGATTCGTTTGGCGTGCCATAACCATCAGGTGAGCTTGGGTCTGGGCAGCGGCCAATAACAAATATTTTTTTGCCTGTCGTAGTAGGGTCTGGGATATAAGGAGCGCCAACGCCAGACGCTACCATTTCGCAACTGCCTGAAACGTTTAAACTGCTGTTTGGGCACAAATACCAATTATTATATTGACCGGAGCAAACTTCGCCTGCTGTTAGTGTGTCACCAGGCAATGGCTGCCCTGCTGTGCCACTTCCGCCATCAATGCTTAGCTCTACTGGTCCATCCAATGGGTCTTCTGGGTTATCAACTGGATCTGTCGGCCCGCCTTCTGGCTCGTTGCCAAGTTCAGCAGGGTCAGTTTCAATCGGTGGGTCGTTTATAGGTGATATGGTTTCGCCAACATCGGGCAAAGGGGTATTATCGACATCGCGGCCTGCAATGTCACAAGTGAAATCTGTGCGCCCGGTTGGTACCGTGTAACCATTACCAATCGCAGCATTAACCGCTAGACCAACCAGACTGCGGTTTTCGCTATCAATGGGGAAATGAATTAAATCTAAACTAATAACACCACTGATGGATCTTGCTATACGCTCTACTTCGTAAAAATGATTATGATAACTAACTGCACCTACATTAGTTTCACGCCTTAACCAGACGCGAACAATATCGCCCACAATTAACGTGGCATTAAATGAGCTAGGCGCAACACGTATTCTAAGCGTATGCGTTACATAGTAACGACTAGCAACCCTGTATGTTCCAACTTTTACTGCATGATTTTCAGTAGCGCAAAATTGGCTTAGATCATATTGTTCTAATGGGCCGTTATCTGCTAATCCTGTCATACGTATTTCAGCCGATCGGATAATGCCAATGTCGCTATCCGGTTGCTGCCGCCATAAAACTAAGGCTGTAATAGCTTTGCGATTTTCAAGCGAAATATAATCAATTTCAAAACTTTCAATTATTACGTGATCTTCTGTAAAAGTAAATACTGGCTCAATTGCTGTTGTTTTAATTGTGCCATTGGCATTAGTTTGAAGCCTTGGCCTTAAACCTTTTTTACCATTCTTATCACTTACTCGCAGCAAGAAATCTGAACTAATAGATTGTAGCCAATCTTCCAAATTAGTTGATTGCTTGAATTCTCCATTATAGAATAAACCATTTACATCGCAAAATAATGCTGCATCTTCCATCATTGTCAAGTCAACCATTGAGCTTGGAAACCGGCTGCTTTGTGTTATCAAATACAATGCTAAATCAATTACATTATTGCTAGGACCTGTAATGTCATCCAGGATTCTTGTAACATTCATTCCGTTACGGACAAAACAATGCACTTGCCTATCCCATAATTCGCTGCCATCATCATGCGTATTAATAAAACTAAGAGTTGTCATGTTGTCGTATGTGCCTTGGGTCCCGCAATACAATGGACAATTCCAGAATTTTTTAGTTGCTACAGCAACAATGAAATTGCCGGGGTCCCAAGTTTCAGCGCGGCGGTCGTATGTTTGTGCCCATGTCCCTACACGGCAAGCACGTTGAAATACATCTTTAAGTGGCAATTGATCCATATCGCCTTCACTAAGTACTAGGTGTACTTTGGTAGTCAGCACGTTAGTTGTTGAGTTGTTCTCATATCTGCCCTCAGTAGCAGATGGGCTCACCAACACACCGCCATTGCTTGATACACGGCGACAAAAAACAATTGGGATTGGCTCGCCAATTACTGCTGCTTTTTGCCTGCTGTCTAATGGCGACTGTCCTTCGGCTGCGCCTTCCGTCGCTACTGTGGTAACTAATCCGCTTTGATACGGCAGCAGCGCTAATGGGTCTCTAATCTGAATGCTCATAATCTTACCGGCGCCCCAACAAGCAAAGTAGTAAATTTACGCGGCGGCACTTGCGCACCTACCGGGCTAAGCGCTGAACTTAAATTAATTGATAGTTCCGTAAAATTACCTGAAATTTTTGACACTTCGCCAACATAAGTGGCAATCAATAACTGGCTAGATATTGGCGCCGATTGTAATAATCGTGTGTCAAATTCATACATTTTAATCTCGCATAATCTGTTATTATTCAAAGCCGCTTTAAACACACTAATTGCTGTGGCTGTAGCCGGCACTGTTATACTAACGTCTGAACCGGCGGGGCTACCGGCCATCATTCCATCTGCGTTGAATGGATTGTAAGACCAAGATGCAGAGTCTAAAGTAATAGTTTGATTAATGTAATATGCTTGCCAGCGTACGTAGGTCTGACTGCTATCGTAAATTCTCAGATATTGGCTTTGGCCGCGATTACTCATGCGCCTACTCCTTGATAGCTGCGTCCGCCAAACGTACGGTTATTAAGCAGTAAAGAATCTGTTAGCATTGTAAGTGCTTTTTCCATGTCAGCAATTGTTACATACTGTTGGTTGTTTTGTTGCAGCACTGGACCAGTTTGTATTTGTATCGTAGGTGATGATGACCTGCTGCCATTGCGCCCTGAACCGCCTACAACACCGCCATTAGCGAATGCTGGTATCACTGCCCCGCCACGTGCCCCGCTCATGTAGTTAGCGCTTGCAGCAGCCATCTTAGATTCAGGAATTATATACTCGCGCTCGCCACCTTCGCCCACCATCGCAAGGGTAGGACCATTCACAACGCCGCCTTTAGCGAATCTTGGCAATTGCGGCTGGGGCAAATAAGCAATCTGTGGCAACTGTAAAGTTGCTAACGCTCGGTTAGCCCCTTGGATTACTTTATTGATTGCAGTTACTACACTGCTTATAGCATTACCAATACCATTCAAAATATTGTTTACTATACCTTTCATTGTTTGCATAGCAGCTTCAAAAGGTTTTGTAATTGCGTCTTTGACAGATTGAAATATATTGCTAATGTTTGTTACCATTTGTTTTATTGTGTCTTGCACCGGCTTAACAAAATTTTGATTTATAAAAGTTGTGACTGCTGTGAATACTTTTTTAGCTGGTTCTATGAAATTTGTATTAATATATCCATATGCCGCAGTTGCAAAATCTGATATTGCTGTTTGCGTTGGTGTTATAAAACTATCAATTATAAATCTTGTTAACGCAAAATGCGCATCCATGTAAGGCTTGATAAAATTATTGTATATCATTGTAAAAAATTGTTTATACAATTCAACAATGGCATTAATTGCTGCGCCAACTTGGTCTCTGAACGCATAGATTGCAACACCTGCTGCTACCAGTAATGCAACCCAACCTACAGGGCCTGTGAATACGCCAGCCAAGACAGTCCCTAGCCCACTTAATGCGCTGCCAATAGCAGCCACTACAGGGCCCACAGCGCCAAGGTAACCTGCAATAGTGGCAAGCGGTGCGCCAACACCTGCAAGAGTTAGCCCCAAAGCTTTAAGTGAATATATAAAGCTAGCAATAACCGGTGCAACTGCAACGATAGCAACAAATGATCCGCCTAGTGCTCCTAGTATCGGCCCAAGGCCAGGCACATTGTTTAGCAGCCATGTGAAGCCTTCAATTACTGGTGTTAGCGCTTGGATTAATTTTGTTAATGCTGGCGCTAACGATTGCCCAAATGTAATTGCCAATATGTTTACATTATTTTCAGCCAATTTGGCTTGCTGCGTTGCAGTTTGCAACCGTTTAAAATATTCATCTTGAGTTGAGCCGGCATATTTTGATTTATCACCAACCATCTCTAATGCTTTTGATAATAGCTCAGTGTTTTGTATTAAAGGCATCAACCCTTTCGCTTCATCGCCAAATAAATCAGATACCACTGACAGTTGCTGCTCGCGTGGTAAAGCTCGTATTTTTGCGAATACATCTGTAATAGTTCCAATAGCATCTGTTTGTAAATTCTTGGCTAATGTGGTAGCTACCTCTTTAGATAATTCTACTGCTGCTGCTTTTGCCTGCTCCTTTGCTTCTTTAAGTCGTGATGCTTCTAGCCTCTTAATTTCTTCAAACCGCTGAGTTGTCCCATTGATTTCAATTTCTTTTTGGTCATCTAAGGAATCTCTAACACGTTGCAGATTATCCCTGTCAAACCTTTGCTTTTCCTTTAATTCGCGGTCAGTTGCGTCTCTTACGGCATCAACGCGTTTGTCATAGAATTGATTAATTCTTGCAATTTCAAAATCTTCTGAAGTATTATTAGCCAGTGCCCTTTGCTTCGCGCCATCAATTTCATTTTTCTTTTGTGTTTCTAAACCTTCAATCTGTGCGTCTTGTCTTTTGGTAAGAGATTTTCTATATGCCTCATTTTCATCGTCAAACGCGTCCTGAGTTACTGTTAAAGTATCTCTATACCTGCGGTCAATTTCTTTCTTGAGTTGGTTCGTTTCAAGCTCAGCAGCGGCAAGTCTCTGACGGCTTTCTTCTTCAACTGCTTCTGTATGTTTTTTCTCATATTCGGCTGCCGACTCCGAAGCAAACCCTAATTTTCCTAATGCTGATATTTGCCTTTCTGTCATGCTTTCGCCTCTTCCTAATGCTTTCACCATATTATTAAAACTTGTTGCTGCAACCTCAGTATTGACCCCAGCCGAAACCATCGCGGCGCCAAAAGCTGCGGTTTGTTCTGCGCTAACACCCGCAATTTTACCAGCGCTGCCAGACCTTAAAACAAATTCAACTAAGTCGCCTGCTGTTGATGCTGTGTTATTACTTAAATGATTCATTGCGTCGGCAAGATTAACTAAATCAGGCTGTGCCAATCCCAGAGATGTTTTAATTTTTGCTAATGCAGTGGCTGCATCCCCTGCGGTTAAATCAAAAGCAATACTAACCTGGCCTACGGTTTCAGCAAATTCTTTTATTTCTGCTGCCGGAATACCTGCGGAACCTGCGGCTTCAAAAATATCTGCAATTCCTTTTGCTGCAATAGGCATTCTTTTGGATAGCTCAAATATATCGCTTTCCATCGCTTTAAAAGCTGTTGGATTTTCCAAGCCATCGACAACTTTGCGCACGCCTGCCATGGACTCTTCAAAATCCATAGCGGCTTTTGTAGATAGCGCCATTGCGGTGGCGATAGCTGCGGCACCAATGGCTGCAACTTGGAACACCTCAGAGCTAACCATATCCTTGAAGCCTTCCTTGGCCCCTTTCGCCGCCTTCTCTACCTTCTCCAGGCCGCCTTCTAATTTCGTAAGATTAGATATGCCAGTTACTTCTGCTGCAATTTTTAATACGGCCTGAAGGTTCATTGCCATGGTCTATCTCCTACCTTTTTTTTGCGATTTTATTGCCGCATCAGTGAATATTTCAAGCGCCCTGGATTCCATCACTTGCAGGTCCTCCATTACTTTTGCTTGGTCATCCACATTATAGAGCTTAAGCATGGAGAAGACAGCGTTGTAATCAAGGCCGATCACCCCATGAGACGCCACCCGCCATTGGGTCTGGCATTTCAAAAACATTATTACGGCATCTTCATGTTCGGGCCATATGTCGTAACTTTTTTGTTCTTCTAATTCTTCGGTTAAATCAATGCCAAACAATTTTGCATCTTCAACTGCTTCATGAGTATTGGCGCCGTTTGATTGATACCAATGATCAACGGCGCCAATTAGTTTTTTCTTTTTGCTACGTCTAAACTATCAAACCACGCTCTTATGATTTGACCTGCAACTGTAGGGATTTCCAGCAATTGGCTTAATGCGTTATCACTAAATGGAATCTCTTTGTTGTCATCGTCTACAACGCCAGACCAACCGGCCAAAACTTCTTTTGCGGCGTCCTGATCTTCTAGCTCTTCGCCATCGTTGTTTCTGTTGCGGTCCATGGCTTTTGCCATGCGTACAATTTCGTTGATTCGAGTTTGCGGTAACCGCCTAAATTCACCATCAAATGTATGCTTTTCCCGCCGTCCGCCGTTTGCTGGAATAATCAACGGAATCGGCCAGGTGTAAGTGGCCGATTGCTTAAGAACGAAAGACATAAAAACTAGGTGAAGGTGAGGGTGATTTCGTCATTGCCTGCTGTTGTAGGAATTGCAACAAAAGGCAGGTTAATCATTTGGATGCCATCCGAATCTTCGTAGTTCGGGTTGGTAATGTCAACCTTAGGCGCAACCATCGTAACACGGTTGCCAAGGGTGGTGCCATGCAGCAGGCTTATCACCCCGGTGCTGTCATCGTTAGCGATTGTGAAGAAATCCTTCTGCGCAATGGTTGGGGCTTCAATCATGCACTCGCCTTCTGGCGCGCGGTTGACAATTAATACAGACTTATCACAACCAACCAGCTCCCGATATACGGTTTCGTTTGCCATATCCAAGGTGAGCGACATTAAGCAGCCGCTATAGCCAAGAATTTGGAATGCTGATGTGCTGCCAGCTTTAAATATCAATGGTGTTGCTTGGTTGCTGTAGGTAGCAGTTGGGGCAGCAGTATCAGTTGGGGCGTTATAAATGCCAACCATTGTAAATTCAATAGTTGGAATCTCGCCTACTGCACAGTTAAAAGCAAAGCTACCGCGTGCGCCTGTGATGGTATGTAATACGCCATCGTTATTAAAGTGAATGGTGACGCTATCAAAACTCGCGCTAACAGGTTTGTATCCTACGTTTGCAGCAATACTGTACAGGCTGCTTGCGCCTGGCGTAAATGCTGCGGTGCTGGCCTTTACGGTTGCAACCTTAGTGCTGCCAACGTAATCAGTAATCACGCCAACGTTGCCGCTACCGGTGCCGCTGGTGATGCTAATGACCATGCCGACGTATAGGTCATCTGTTGCGCTAGCTCCTGCTGCAAGCGTGATAGAGCCCGCAGATCCTGCTGTAGCAGTGCCGGTAATGGCTGCTGCTGTAGTGGTCTCTGACATGCCGCAAGCTTTCAGCAATCCGCCAAAGCGTGGTGCTGTTGACGCTGTGCCAGAGCCTGCAAGCTCAACCTCAAACGTAATGCTCACACGCGTGTTAGCCAAAAGCTGGTCACTGTTGCCCAGATAAGGCCGGATTAAATCGCGGCTTACAACATCAGCCTCAATTGGTGTGACCTCTAGGCTGCGCACCAATACCGCATCAGTGCCGGCGGGGCTGCTGTCAGTCCCGTAGGTTGTTTCTACTTTTGCCAGGATCAGGCGTTTGCGTGTTAACAGTGCCATCGTTCAGGACCTCAGGGGTTGGTGTGGGCTTGCGTTTGCCGGTGATGGAGTCCAAAACGTATGAACCGCCTTGGCCTTGGTATTCATCAATCATGATAGCTACTTTAAATGGATAGATTCGCCACATTCGTACGATAGCGGACTAAGAAATCACACGCAATAACTCCTGCCGGTTGGTCTGCCTCTACCAGTTCAAAATTTACCGACTGCGGTTGCACATCAATTGCATATCCGCCTAAGGTTAAATCTGCCATCATCTTGGCATGTAAGCTTTCAACTGTTGGGTCGGCTAATTGGTCTGGGATATTGCCGCGCACAATTACCGCAACACGTACAACCAGGCTCCAGTCCAATGTCGGCAATGCTGTGTTCTGTTGCGCGCTATCGCTTATTGGTTCAATCACAATTGCGGGGCTTTCGCCCCTTGTGATTGGTTCCACCCTGCTGCGGTAAATCCTGGTGCTAACGCCTGTAGTGCCCACTAACGCCGCAGCGATAGCCGTTAAAATTGATTCCCGTTTGGTTGTCATGCGTCGCAGCAGATAGTGGTAGTAAGGGTTCGCGACGCGTGGCTTGCGCTAACAACCACGCGCACATAGCGCACCGCATAACCTGAATAAGTATCTAAGTGGTTGCCGGATTCTTTTGCTGATGCGGCTTCAAAACCTGCCCAGTCAACGCCGTTCATAGATCCTTGCAATTGATGCGTAATCTGTCCACCGGTTACAACGTCAACAGTTGTAATAGTAGTGCCATCAATCTCGATTACCTCAGATGTGCCAACATTTGTGATGGGCGCAAATGTATAAATATTTTGTGGCCGGTCAGAATTGCCGCCATAAATAGTGCTCATGTTTTTTGCAATGCAATTTGCACAAACTGGCCATCATCAATAAGCATTGTTTCGCGCACTGTATAAGCAACACTATCTACCGTAATTGCAGCACCCCGTATCAATGCGCCAAAATCTGTAGCTTTAGCTGTCAGCGTGAAGTCAGTGCTAAGCACCATCCCATCGCTAATTATCTGGCTTGGCATGTCCAAGATGCCTAATGCAGTAACGGCGCCACTCGTACAAGTGACGCCGAAATCTGCTAGGAAGATGCTTAGGTCTTCCGTGAACGCCATTAGCCGTACTTAGCAGAAGCTAAGCCAATAACAGCAACTGCACCAGCACCAGTACCACCTGCAACAGTGGCGGTTGCCTTAACAAATCGCTTTAGGCTAGTTACATTAACAGTAATCTTTTGCAGCGAAGCAGTGTTAGCGGTAGTGGTGGTAAACGCACCGCCGGTTACATCAGTGTAGGTGCCGCCAGATGTATCTGATTCGGTTAGCTTTACCGCGTAGGTAATGCTAGCGCCGCCAGCTTCAGCATCAAGCAGCACTGCCATGTCGCCTTCATAGCCCAGCAAATCAATTGCTGAACCAGTGGCGGTAGCAGCTACTACATCATTGCGCAGGAGGCCCAAGATCGTAGTCTTGGTGCCAAGGTTGTGAATAGTCATAGTTTAGGCTTCCGTTTGGGGGTGGATGGGATAGAGCAAATGGGCGGAATAGGCTCAGACAAAATGGCTTTACCAATGCCAATCAGGAGTTTGGCGTCGGTCAGGGATGCTTCAACAACATCCCCAACACGAACAACCTGGCCTGCCAACATTGTTTGCCGTAAGACCTTAATAAACATAATTAGAGGGTGTTGTTGCCACGGCTGAATGATTCAGGGTGACGCACCGCAATGTCACAATCTTGCATCGCTACAACACGCACAGTACCAGAAGTACTATGTGTGTAAGGGTCAACCATCAAATCCAAACCAGAGAAGTAGCCAATGATTAAGTCGGCAAAGTTGCCAAACCACAAATCATTAGATGCGACTTGATTAGACAAGATGCCGCGATAGCCATTAACTAAATCGCCTTCCATCACAAACAAGCCTGACCCAGTGTCCTTGGTCTTAGTCTTCAGAGCGCCGCGCATAGCAGCATTCATCAAATACACAGGGCTGCCGGTCAATGCATTAGCGCCTGCTACATCGCTTTCTAGTGCTACCACTTCAGCAAATGTAGGGGTGTCAGCAGCAAAATCCTCAGTGCCAACGCCAGTTGTTAGCTTGAGGCCTAATGGCTCGCTGCTATTGCCGGTGCCATAAAGGCCAGCAACATCAATCTTGAGTGCCAATACACGGGCAAGATCATTGCGTACCATGTTCTCAACGTCGATGCTGGATTGCAGCATCAGGCGGCGGCTGTAATCAGTAAAGGCGGCAACGGTGCGTGGTGTCAGGCTTACTTGATCAACCGTTTGCTGGCTTTCAGTAGGTGCGCCAGACTCAGCTACCCAATAAGCAGTAGCAGCGCCAGATTGGCGAGGAATTGCAACGTTACCAACCAAACCGGTGAGCACAGTGGCGCCTGCTTGGTCCAATGCAGATGCATTACGCAGCAAGTCGATAAAGCTGCCAGCATCCAAATCAGTAGCAACTAAGTTACCACCAGCAGATGCAGTGCCTACAGACAAATCACGGCGCAGCACATCTTGGGGAATTGTGATACCACGTGATTGACGGCCCAATTTGGCAGCCGCAGCATCAGATGCTTCAATCTCGAATGCAGCCGATTCACGCGCAGCGCGGTCGGTTGGATTTGCTAAATAGTTGATGGCACGCAAAAACGAAAAGCTGCGGCTTTCCTTTTCGCTCATGCCGATGTCGGCAACGCTCATAGTCACAGGCTCCTGATAGGTGTTTATTTTGTCTAGAACAGCAGCACGTGCCTCGTCGATTGAACGACCAGATTCGACTAGCTGTTGGCCGAGGTCGGCCATTCCATGCTTAGTGCATAGAGAATTGATACTGGAGATGCGTGAGCGTTCAGCCTCAGCGGCTTCAGCCCGCACCACGGCCAGATCAGTGGTGGTGTTTTCCATAGGAGGAAGGGGATCAGGGGATGGTGCTGCCGAAGCAGCGGTCGTAGTAGGTAGCAGTGATCTGCCGATCCCTACTGTTTTGTCAGCCGGAATTGAAACCATTGAGATTTCATACGGTGACCATGCAGTGGCAACAAAGTTGCCGCTGCCTCGCTCTTCCATCTTATCGATGGAATAGCCAAAGGAAACATTCCGTAGAATGCCGTCCTTTACATCAGCCAAAACTTCTTGCGCAAATTCATTCTTACTAAACCTCACACGGGCATATCCACGCTTTAGCTTCTCATCAATCCTTGCCGTTTCTACAACACCAATCACGCGATCAACATCATGGTTAAACAGCAGCGGCGCGCCATCATTCAAACGGCTTAGGTCTGCTGCTTTTGTTTCGTGGCTCAGTATCTCATTGCCAAAATATCTAGCGACTGGATTCTCAGAACTAAACGGGAACTCATAGGTGCGGTCATCCATCTCGGCAAATGCCGTCATCTCTGCCCGTTGGAACGTGCGAACTTCCATCGCGCGTAATGCTGCAATCTTCGTAAGCGTAGAAAACTTATGTCCAACCAATGTCTCTGTCGCTTCCCAGCCATCTTCACCTTCCGAATAAATCCTAATTAATGCTGCTGGATCTTCAGGTGTTCCTTCAATAGTAAATTCACTCCCAGGCACATTGATGCTGCCTTCGCGTTCTATGCTTTCAATCTTGCCTTTTGCGGTGCCGCCGCTTGAATCCCACTGCACGAAATCACCATCTTGCAATCCGTCTGGTTCGGCGCGGTTAGTTTGCATGAGCATTCTATCTTGTATCTCTTTAATTCTACTGCCCTTTGCGTTAGACCAACTCTGCCCCGCATCCCCGCCCCATGCAGCCCATGCCACACGCCCGGGCGATGGGTAGCCATCTTCGCCTGGGTTGAATCCTTCGCCTTGCTTATCTACTTCATGCCTGGCAAACCATGCCGACATCGCTATGACTGTGGCAGGGCTAAGCTCATCACCGCTTAAAATTTGGCTGGCACGATTAGCGGCAACCTCAGTACCGCCTGCATTGCCTTCAGCTTTCCATGCCCGGTAGCGCTCGGCCTCTTCCCTCATGCCTTCAGTGGGCATAAGGTCTACCTCTTCGCCGTTAATATTCGCCATCTGTTTCAACCTCCTCCTCGCCTTCCTCATCATCCATAGGTGGGTCAGTCTCCTCAAATGCTGGCATTGCACCCATCATTGATGTTGCTTGTGAACCGCCGCCGCCGTTCACTTCGCTTGGGTCAGTGTCAGTGATAATGCCCATCTCATCAAGCATTGCAAGCTCAGCTTGGCGCGCAATTAAGACATCATCCAAATCACCGCCTTGTTCTGTAACAACCTGGCGTAATGTTTTGAATCCACACCTAACCGCATCTTTGTATGCACTAACTTCTTTTTGTGGGTCCACCCATTCCCAACTCCTCGGCACCCATTTGCTAGCGGCATAACGCGCGGGGTTGGTTTCGTAAGTCGGTAGGTTTAGTTCACCGCTTAGCACTGCCATCTCAAGCCACTTATCAAATACTTGCTGATGGAAATTTTCTATAAAGTAGCGCTGCAATACTCGGTAAGTATCACGCTCTTCAAGCAAGCTAAGCCTGCTACTGCTGTAATTAGATTCAGAAAAGTTTTTGCTGATGCTTTCAAAGCTAACGCCAACGCCAGCCGCTACAGCACGCAGCATTGACCGGGTGAACGGTTCTAGTTGCCCATCAGGTGCATTAAGGTCTGGCACGTTGACAGATTCGCCTGGCTGCAAATACTTAAATACACCTGGGGTAAATTCACTTACGCGTTCATTATCATAAACTTCATCACCCATTAGCTCGCCTTCGGGGCTTGATATAAATCCCATCAATGCGCTGCTAGCTCTTGCCCGTACAACCTCAGCCTCCTCATAGCCTTGCAACATGTGCATACGCATTAAGGCAGATGCAAACCACGTAACACCACGGGTTTGGCCTGGGCGTTCTGGCAAAAACAAATGAATTATCTCTTCGGCTGGTATGCGTATCTTCCGGCCATTAGTGCGAGTATTGCCGGCATAGGTATCGCCTGGGTGGTTTGCGTAGAAGTGATACGCTTGCGGCCTTAGGTAACTATTAACCTCAATGCCCATGCGCACAATATTTCCTTCTGCCGGTTGCGGTACTTCATCATCAACCAGATAGTCAGATTCCAGCACCTGCAATGCAAATGGAATTTTGCTATCGCCAAATGGCTGACGAATCATCCTAATAAATACCTCTCCACTTTCTGCAAGGCTTCTGCATATCAAACGCTCAAGGTCATGGAACCCTAAAATGCCGCTTACATCGCAGCGGTTTTTATTGCTCCAATATTCCCATGCCTCGTGAATCTGCCCGTTAATTGTTTGGTCTAACTTGTCGCCCCCTTGCATCCTTACTTGGCCTTGGTGCTTGATGCCGTGGCCGATAACGTTGTTTTGTATTACGCGCAATGCTTGCCTTGCATAATCATTATCGCGGCACAACTGCCTAGCGCGATTACGTAATGCCTTGAAGCTAGATTTGATTTCACTATCAGCGCTGGTGCCGCTGGTAATCCAGTCTGCTGTAAGCCTGCTCATCCTTGCGCCCTGATATGCGCGCTGCTGCGGTTTACGTATTGGCTCAAACCCAAACTTTTTAAATAGCTCTGTGCGTAATCCCATCAGAACCTCACGAATAAATTGTGGGGATTGCCCAAACCATTAGCTATAAGCTGCGCCTTTTGCTCGCGTTTTACTTCGGCTTTCAATCTGCTTTCACGTTCCATAAGTTCGCTAAGGTCCAGTTTAGTAAATGCTCGGTTGCCGATACTATATTGCTTAGCACCGCCAGCGACAATAGCCCGTATCGCCGTTTGTACTGCTGTTAGGTCGGTCTCTGCTTGCGTACGACCATCAAGGGCGCCTGGGCTACCGGTATAACTCAGTGCCTTCAACACCTCAAGCTGACCTGCACCTAGCGTTACCTTCTCGGTGCTATAAGTCGCAACCGCTTGCCAGTACCAATCGCCTGCATCAAAGCCAGCGCTGGTAGCAGCAGATATTGTAAACTCCCAGCCTGTACCGTAGGCCGTACCAACAACCGTGGCGCCTTCAGAGGCGGTGTTTGTCCGCAAGAAATAAGTAAGCGTCCATGTGTCGCTGCTAATGGTATTGCCTAAATTATCAACGCCAGCATCATCCCGCCATTTGATGGTGTCGCCTGCCCTGATTTGTGCTGGGATTTTCACGGCTTACCAGTTGTTAGTAAAGGCAGATGCAGGTGCTTCCTTCTTAGATCTTAGCGGCGCCGGCCTGCCTTGTTTCGATAGCTGGTCCCACATCGTTGCGCGGTTATAGCGGCGGTAGCAAAGCTGTAATGCCGCATAAGCATACACTGCACAATCCAGCGCTTCGTTTCGCTCGCTTGCTTTCTTTACCCATTCCCGAACCGGAAACCCTTTCACGTATCTTAATGATTGCTTCTCTGCTGTTAACTGCCGGTAATACTCCTCATCTGCTGCTAACCCGAAATGTAATTTAGATTCTTCATGCTTAAGTCTGCCAAATAAAGTTGTTTTGATAGTATCGCTGCCAACAATAAACAACGCAACGCCACGTTTTATTATTCTTCCCTTCCAGTTCACATCGACCTTTGAGCCCTTACCAACGGCTGGGCCGTTGCGTTTGCTGCTGCCTTTAATTACTACTGCGCCTTGGCGTGCCCGTTCGCGTGCGTAGTTATACGATTCATGCGTGCAGTGGCCGCCAGAGTCAATTGCCATCTGGCTGATTTTTAATTCACTGCCGCTAGCTTTTGCCCAGCCAGTATCAAGCACATGGTCAAGCTGGCCCCATACTTCCGGCTGCGTAGGGTCGCCGAATAATTCTTGATGCCATATCAGCCACCCTTCCTCCTCGCGGCCCCATCCCCAGACGCTGACCGCTAAGCGGTTGTCTTGCACGTCAACGCCAGACGTTAGCAGCAGCACGCCATCAGGGCATACGCCAGGCTCGTAATCCTCGCGCTTAGCAAATAACCCATCAGCACTAACCTTGCTCGCGTAGTCTTCCTCCCACGTCTCAGCCAGCCTTGTATTAACAAAGCTCTTCAGCATTGGCGCATCACTCTTAGCACGTAAGAAATCATCCACCAATTGCTCCCAGCTAAGCCATCCAAGTGGGCTATACAAACCGCTCAGATGGAAGCCCGCAGTTTTGCCATTACTAGGTGCAGTTGCACGCCATTCACCAGCCAGCAACATCTGTGGTTTATGGCGCTCCTCAATCTTGCTGCCGCATTTCTCGCATTCATATCTTGCAGTTTCTGGTTTTAAATTATCCCACTTCAACCTTGACCATTGCAGCCATTGCATCTCGCCGCAATCTGGGCATGGCACATAATATCTACGTTGGTCGCTGCGTTGATACTCAGCTTCAATACGGCTAAAATCTTTTACCGTTGGTGTGCTAGTAAGCAGAATCTTACGCCTTGCAAATGTTGTTGTCCTGCGTTCTGCCAGCGCTACCGGGTCGCCCTCGCCATCTACATCACTAGGGAACGCGTCAATCTCATCCATAAATAAATAACGACACGGCGCTGACCTCAACCCCGTAGCACTATTAGCACCAGTAAGCAGCATGATGCCGCCTGGGAACTCCTTACTAAACATCGTGTTACCGCTATCTCTACTGCGAGCCGGTGCAATCTTTTCAGCTAATACCGGCGTCTCGCTAATCATGCTTTCAAGCCGTTGCTTGCTCAGCCTCTTCGCCATCTCAACCGTGGGTTGTACACATAACATCGGCCCTGGCGCATGGTCAATCACATAGCCCAGCCAATTGCTGCCCGCCTCCGTCTTGCCGGTCTGCGCTGCAAATTGCAGCACCACCCGTTGCACCAAGCTGCTAGTGCTAAGGCAGTCCATTGGTTCCTGTAAATACGGTGTCCTGCTAGTGCGCCACGGTCCCGGCTCAGCACTTGCTTTGCTGCTTAACTTGCGGTGCAGATCTGCCCATTGGCTAACCGTCAGTGGTTGTTCTGGTCTTAATCCTTCAAGGAATCCATCACTCCATGCGTTATCCATTTGTTAACTCCATCAATGCTGCCCGATGCTCATCTGTTAAAAGTTGATGAATCCTAGTCGCATCAACCTCGCCTGCAAGCTCATGACTTAACCGGTCCGCCAGATTTGACAGAGCTTCCCTGACACTACGGCCCACCTGGTACGCCTGCTTCTTCACCTCATCTGCTGCAATAAGCTCCTTTCGTTGTTGTGCTACCTGTAATTTTGCTAGCTCCGCTTGATAGTGTTCACGCCTTGCCCTGCTTTCATTTAGGTCTGGTATCGCATCTTCAGGTAATGCCTTAATTGCAGCTTTTAATTGCACCGGGTCTGCATCTGGTGTCTTTGAGCAATGGGTTTTTAATGTATTTTTGCGCCATAGATCCAATGCCATATCACGATCCAGCCATCTTTTGCCGTCTTCCTCAACAACTGCTGCTGCAATTCTATTCTTACTAGCGTGAGTAACCGCGCCCTTACTGCAACCTTTTATAATCGCAAACTCTGAGAAGCTAACTAACATCAAATTCAACTATGGTAAACACATGCTAAACGCTTTGGCATC